GATAACCTGGGACCCGCGTTTGAACCCTTCCTGCGCGACGCCTGCACGAACATCCTCGCCGTCACGAAGGGCGCGGTCTACATCTGCATGTCGTCGTCTGAACTGCACACGCTGCACAAGGCGTTCACAGCGGCGGGCGGCCACTGGTCCACATTCCTCATCTGGGCCAAGAACACGTTCACCATGGGCCGCTCCGACTACCAGCGGCAGTACGAGCCGATCCTCTACGGCTGGAAGGAAGGCTCGGAGCATTACTGGTGCGGCGCCCGCGACCAGGGCGACGTGTGGTTCGTGAAGAAGCCGGTCGCCAACGACCTGCACCCGACGATGAAGCCGGTCGAGTTGGTCGAGCGCGCGATCCGCAACTCGAGCAAGAGCCGGGACACGGTGCTCGATCCATTCGCTGGGTCGGGTTCGACGCTGATTGCCTGCGAGAAAACGGGACGCCAGGCGCGGCTGATCGAGTTGGAGCCGAAGTACTGCGATGTCGTCATCCGGCGATTTGAAGAGTTCTCTGGCAAACGCGCCGTGCTCGAATCCGACGGACGAGGGTTCGCAGAGATCGCCCTTGAGCGAGGAGCAGTGGCGGCGTGAGGTGGCACGGTGCGAACGGGAGATGGCCGAAGCCGAGGCGCTGCTGCGCGCGGGCTATCCGGACATCGCGGGCCTTTGCCTGGCGCTTCATGACTGGGCGCAGGAGTTGCGGATCCTGCATCGGGAGCGTGAGCAATGGATGAACGGCTCCTGACTGCCATCGTGCCAGCCATCGGGTTGGTCTCGGGTCTGATTGCCACCTACGAGAGCCTTTAGAACCGGGCATTGCTGGCCGAGGTGCGCAAGGAACTGGCCGAGATGGAGAACCGCATCATTTTGCGCCTGAACGGTCAGTTCGTGAGGCGGGCCGAGTGTGAGTTGCGCAACGCGCTGCTGGAGGAACGGATCGAGGGGATGGCGAGGCAGAAGAGAGAAGCCGCCAGCGACTGAGGCTGGCGGCGGAGGGGCGGAGCTGGTGCTACTGAGGTTTAATCCGATACGCCCGGGCGCCTTCAGCGGTCTTGATAGATTCGACCGTGAGCCCCATCTTCTTGCCGAGCGCGCCGGAGATGAAGCCGCGGACGCTGTGGGCCTGCCAGCCCGTTGCGGATTGGATGTCGGCGAGTGTGGCGCCCTCGGGTCGGCGCAGCATGTCGAGGACGATGGCCTTCTTGCTGCTCTCGCGCGCGGGGGCGGCGTCCTTCTGCTGGGTGCGAGCCTTCCTCGACTTGGTGGCCTTCGGCGCGTCCTGCGCGGACTGGGGCACGGCGGTGGGCGTCAGTGCCTGGACCGCGCGCCAGATCCGCGCGACGGCGGTCTTGCGGTCGGTGAACTTCTTGACCGGTTTCAGGTCGCCGAAGGGCGGCACGCCGGCGAAGCCGTTCCAGATCTCGACCAGTCGCTCGGTGGGCCAGTTGGCGGCCAGCTTCAAGAGTTCCTTCTCGCTGGTGAACCGCGCCTGGTCCTCGGGAATGGTGTCTCCGGCGAGGTAGGCGGTGACTGTGTAGTCGTTGTCGATGGCAAACGTCGTCATGGCGGTGAGTCCTTTCTATCGGGTCATGCCGCCGAGCTGTCCGTCGGCGGTGATGCTGAGGTTTTTGTAATAGGCGCTGGCAATCCTGGCCCAGCCCCAGGGTGTGTGCAGTTCATGCCGGGCGGCGATGCGGCTCAACTTGAGGCGATGCCAGCCGTTGTCAAACTCCTTCTTGAGATGGCCCCAGCGGTCGAGCTTCCAGCCGTTCCGCGTGGCCCAGGCGATCAGTTCTTCGCGCGTGATAGCCATGGCGTCAATCCTCCTGGCGGCGGTCAATGAGGCCGCTCGCATCCTCGACCGACTGCCGGATGTCGTTCCAGCAGTCGCGGCAGAAGCGGGCCTGGTCGAGGAGGAGTCCCTCGCGGTTGGTCAGTACAAGCTCGCGGTGGATCGGCTTCGCCTCATCGCACAGCGAGCATTCGATATAAGGTGTTGCGGTCATGGTTCCTCTCCTGGTGATTCAGTACTCGAGGCCCTTGGCTTCGACCGCGCTTGGGTCGCCCAGGTCGGCCAGCACGTAGGCGAGCTGCTCGGTGATGCGGCCGAGGTCGCCCGCGTACCCCCAATCGGCAGGCTCCTGGGCCTGGCGCTTTTGGTGGTCGTCCAAGCGGCCGGCGATGCGCTTCAACAGGTCCTGCGCTTCGGCGTACCGCGCGGCATAGCAGCCGGCGGCGCTTTGCTTGGTGGTTTTGGCGGTTCGTGTCATCGATGACATTCATCCCTTCAGTTCGCCAGGAAAGCAAGTTGAAAGTGCTACTTTCTGCGGGAAAGAAGCCATGGCGCTCGTAAGCCAGCGCGCCTACGCGCGGCACCGCGGCGTCAGCCTGGCCGCCGTGCAGAAGGCGATTAAGCTGGGCCGCATTCGCACGGCTGCGGACGGCAAGATCGACGTCGAGCAGGCGGACCGCGATTGGGAGCGCAACACCAACTATGGAGGCCCGGTTGCTACGGGCGAGGCGAGCGTGTCGGGGCCTAGCTACGCTCAATCGCGGGCGGTGCGCGAGGTGTACACGGCGCGGCTGGCGAAGCTCGAATACGAGGAGCGGATCGGCAAGCTCGTCCCGGCGGACCAGGTCACCATCGCCGGGTTTACAAAGGGCCGCACGGTCCGCGACCACATGATGATCATTCCGGACCGTATCGCGGCGCAGATCCGTGCCGACTTGGCGGGCGCTTTGACGGCGGCCTGCCGGGACCTCGGCCTTTCGCCCGAGATTGGCGAGGGCGTGTTGGCGAAGATCGATCTCGATCACATTCACGGCTTGCTCTCGAACGAGATCCGCACCGTCCTGGTCGAGATCGCGGGGCTTCCCGATCATGGCGGATAACCAGCAGTCCGTTGAGCAGGTTTACGGCGACGCGTTCAACGCCGGCCTCCGGCCGGACCCATTGCTGACCGTGTCGGAGTGGGCGGACCGCTACCGCCGCCTCTCCGGCAAGGCGGCCAGCGAGCCGGGACCGTACCGCAGCGAGCGCACCCCCTATATGCGCGAGATCATGGACTCGCTATCACCGTCCTGTCCGGCGGAGCGTGTGGTGTTTGTCAAGGGCGCGCAACTGGGGGCGCCGCTTGCGCTGAATACTCCGGTTCCGACGGTGGATGGTTGGCGGACGATGGCGACGATCCAACGTGATGATCGGGTGTTTGACGAGAACGGACAGCCGTGTCGTGTTTTGGGAGTCTCCCCAGTCCTGTGGGATCGGGATTGCTTCAAGATCACGTTCTCGGATGGCTCCCGGATCGTGTGCGACGCGGATCACCAGTGGGTGGTTTGGGATGACCTGGGGCGTCGCAAGCGGAAGCTCCTCCGCACCACAACGGGAGCGATGTTCCCGCGCCACAAGGCGCGTTGTGGTCGTGCCAACCGGTACGCCATCGATGTTGCCGGGCCGCTGATGCTCCCTAGTGCCAGTCTGCCCATTGATCCATATCTTCTGGGTTATTGGCTTGGCAACGGTGCCGCCGCGATGAATCACATCACCATCCATGAGGATGACACCGAAGTCGCGGACCTGCTGGCGGCGTGTGGTGTGAAGGCGGAGTATCGCTTGCCTTGGTGGCGTAGAGGGAGGGCTGCGAACATACTCATCGACGGTGGCCGTACCCGCTTGCGCAACGTCGACGGATCGTTCAGCAAGGTTGCTGTGGCGGAGGGAGAGACCTACTTCATGGGTGCCCTCCGAGAGCTGAGCCTTATCGGCAACAAACACATTCCGGCGATATACCTCCGTGCCAGCCTGGACCAGCGACTGGCCTTGCTCCAAGGCTTGATGGACTCGGACGGGCATGTCACTGCGAAGGGGCGTTGCGAATTGGCCACCAGTGATCCCGCCATCCTGGAAGACGCGTACGAACTCCTGATGACTTTGGGAATCAAGGCGACCGTCTATTGGCGGGCAGAGCGTGACCACAGCATCAACGAGAGGCCCGTACACAGCTGTGAAGGCTGGCGGATCTCCTTCATGGTGTATGACGACCTGCCGGTGTTCCGTTTGCGGCGCAAACTTGCCCGGCAGGTCCCGCGGGCCGGAAGGCGCGCGACCGAAACCGAGCGGCGCCGGATTGTAGATATCCGGTCAATACCATCAGTGCCGGTGCGCTGCATTGCTGTCGACTCGCCGAGTCATCTGTTCTTGGCGGGCCGATCCATGATACCGACCCATAACACGGAAGGCGGTAACAACTGGGTGGGCTACGTGGTGCACAAGGCGCCGGGGCCGATGATGGTCGTGCAGCCCACTGTCGAGCTCGCCAAGCGGAACTCGAAGCAGCGCATCGATCCGTTGATTGAAGAGAGCGAGGTGCTGCGGGCGCTGGTGAAGAGTCCACGCTCGCGCGACTCGGGCAACACCGTCTTATCGAAGCAGTTTCCGGGCGGCGTGCTGGTGATGACCGGCGCCAACAGCGCCGTGGGCCTGCGCTCGATGGCAGTCCGGTATCTGTTCCTCGACGAAGTGGATGCCTACCCCGGCGACGTCGACGGCGAAGGCGATCCGGTCAACCTTGCCTGCGCCCGCACGCGCACGTTTTCGCGGCGCAAGATCTACATGGTCTCGACACCACTGATCCTGGGCGAGAGCCGCATCGAGGCCGTCTTCGCCGAAAGCGATCAACGGCGATTCTGGGTGCCGTGCCCGCACTGCCAGCAGTACCAGGTGCTCAAGTTCGATCGACTGCGTTGGCCCAAAGGAGAGCCAGGGAAGGCCGCTTACTTCTGTGAGCACTGCGAGCAGGGCATCTCGAATCACCAGAAGAATTGGATGCTGCCGCGTGGCGAATGGCGGGCTGCGGCCGAAGGCGATGGCCGTACGCGCGGGTATCATCTGTCGAGCCTCTACAGCCCGGTCGGCTGGTACTCATGGGAGCGCGCGGCCGAGGACTGGGAGAAGGCACAGAGAGATGTCGAACTGCTCAAGTCGTTCGTGAACTTGGTGCTGGGCGAATCCTGGCAGCAGCGTGGGGATGCGCCCGACTGGCAACCGCTGTACGACCGCCGCGAGGATTACCACATCGGCACGGTCCCGAACGGCGTGCTGTTCCTCACGGCTGGCGCCGACGTACAGCGCGACCGCATCGAAGTGGAGATCGTCGGCTGGGGCCGCAACAAGGAATCGTGGTCGGTGGATTACATCGTGCTGCCCGGCGACACGGCGGAGCCCGCGATCTGGCGGCAGTTGGACGCGATCCTCGATCGTGAGCTCCCGCATGCCTCCGGCCGCGCGATGCCGATTCGCGTCATGTGCGTAGATGCCGGCTACAACCCGGAAGTCGTCTACGACTGGGTGCGCCGGCATCCGCAGGCCTCCTGGGGTGCTGCATCGGAAGCGGCGGGTGCAGCCGCGCTTTATCCGAAGACCGCAGTTGCTGTGAAAGGAACTGGCGCGACCGACCGGCTCTTGGTGCGGCCGACGGTGGTTGATGGCGGGAGCCGCAAGTGGGGCGTGCGGCTGTGGTTGCTCGGCACGCCGGTGGCGAAACAGCAGCTCTACAACTGGTTACGGCTGCGCAAGCCGACGGATGAAAGTGTGGAATCCTATCCGGCAGGATTCTGCCACTTCCCGCGCTACGGCGAAGAGTACTTCCGGCAGTTGACCGCGGAGAGCGCGGTCGACGGGCGCTGGGAGTTGATGTCCAACCGCAGGAATGAAGCGCTGGACGCGCGCGTTTACGCTCGCGCTGGAGCAGCCATCTTCGGCATGGACCGCTTCTCCGAGGACGACTGGCGCGTCTTGGAGCGCAACCTGGCGCCGGTCACAGACGATGCCGCGGACGCCCCGGCGCGCCGCGTCGTGCGATCAAGGTTCCTCGAAAGATAGACCGTGCCCTACACCGCGGAGCAGATCGCTGCATTAAAGACCGCCCTGGCCAGTGGCGTGCTACGGGTGCGCTTCGCCGACCGCGAGATGGAGTACCGCTCCTTCAAAGAAATGCAGTCAATCATCGACGCAGCCGAAACAGAGTTGGCCGCAGAGAGTGGCGCGCCACAGAGCCGCCAGATCCACGTTTCCACCAGCAAGGGCCTCTGAACACCGTGTACCTTTGGAAGCGAATTCAAGCTGCCGTGTTTCGGCGGCGAACGGGGATGTCGGGCTTCGAAGCCGCCTCGGCTACCCGCCGCACCTACGGGTGGAATCCATCCACGGGCGACATCAATACGCTGCTGGCCGGCGGCATCGAGAGCCTGCGGCCGCGCTCGCGCGACATGGTCCGGCGCAACGCCTGGGCAACCAACGCGCTCGACGCCTTTGTCGGCAACGCCATCGGCGTCGGAATCAAGCCTCAGTCGGCCCATCCAGACCTGGCCCTGAAGGAGAAGATCCAGGAACTGTGGCTGCGCTGGACCGATGAAGCTGATGCCACCGGCCTGACTGACTTCTACGGCTTGCAGTCGCTGGCGTGCCGGACGGTGATGGAGGCGGGCGAGTGTTTGATCAGGATGCGGCCGCGCCTGCCCAAGGACGGCCTGTCGGTTCCCTTGCAGCTCCAGTTGCTCGAGCCTGAGCATCTGCCGACGATGGAGACGCGGCGGCTAGAGAATGGCAACTATCTCCGGTCTGGCATCGAGTTCAACGGCATCGGCCAGCGCGTGGCGTATCGCCTTTACCGCGAGCATCCAGGCGATGTCTCGAACCCAATGGCATCGAGCGATCTGGTGCGCGTGCCCGCGGAATGGGTACTGCATTTGTTCCGCCCCATCCGCCCCGGGCAACTCCGCGGCCAACCCTGGCTGACTCAGGTGCTCCTCAAGCTTCATGAGCTGGATCAGTACGATGACGCCGAGCTGGTGCGGAAGAAGACGGCGGCGATGTTTGCTGGTTTCGTCGTGAAGAACTCTTCAGCGAGTCCCATCCTGGGCGAAAAGGCAACCGCTGGCGGCACGCCGGTGGCGAGCCTCGAGCCGGGCACGCTCCAGATCCTGTTGCCGGGTGAGGACATCAAGTTCTCCAATCCGGCCGATGTCGGGGCGAGCTACGAGACCTTCATGCGGGTGCAGCTGCGCTCGATCGCCGCCGGCATGGGCATCACTTACGAGCAGTTGACCGGCGATCTGACGGGCGTGAACTATTCGTCGATTCGTGCGGGCTTGCTCGAATTCCGGCGGCGTTGCGAGCAATTCCAGCACCAGGTGATCGTGTTCCAAATGTGCCGACCGATCTGGCGGCGGTGGATCGACCTGGCGATTCTCAGTGGGGCGTTGCCGAAGCAGAGTGACGTCGCTCCTTATTACAGCGTGAAGTGGATTCCTCCGGGCTTTGCCTGGGTCGATCCACTCAAGGACATCAAGGCCCAGATGATGGCGGTGCGCGCGGGCTTCAAGAGCCGCGCCGAAGTTGTCTCTGAGCAGGGCTACGACGCTGAAGCGATCGACCGCGAAATCGCCGCGGACAACGCGCGGGCCGACGCACTCGGGCTGAGTTACGACACCTATCCGCGGCCTGACGATTCGAACGCATCTGACGAGAGCGAAGCATGACTACCCGACGTAACGAAGTCCTGCGCCTGTTCGGCGCAAAGCCCCTATTGATTGAGGCGGCGAAACTCGATGCGGTATACGCGGCGCGCCGGCCGTACGCGCTCGAAAGCGGTGTGGCGATCGTTGACGTCGCCGGAGTGATGGCGAACGAACCCTCGCTGTTCGATGCCATCGTCTACGGGGCGACCGCCTACAGCCAGATCCTCGATGAAGTCGAGCAGGCTGTCAGCGACCCGGAAGTGCGCAGCATCCTGCTGCGCGTGAACTCGCCGGGCGGAGATTCCGACGGCGCATTCGAAACGGCAGCCGCGCTGGTGCAGCTCGGCAAACAGAAGCCTCTCTGGGCCGTGGCCGACAACTCCATGTTCAGTGCGGCGTACCTGCTGGCCAGTTCCGCCGCTCGTATCTACGTCCCTGAGTACACGGGCGGTGCCGGATCAATCGGCGTCTACGCCCAGCATGTGGATTGGAGCGAGTATAACCGCAAGCTCGGCGTGAAAGTCACCTACAT